TGGAAGTCTTCGTTCTGTATTAAGTTACGAACCTTCCTGCCAAAACCAACAGATAGCTCTGCAGTGTGTGCGGTCTGTATAACTTTTTTTTCAGGATATTTTCCCAAAAACCATGCTGGGAATAAATAACTTGCAAATTCTGACTTGGTGTGACGGGGTGGCATGTTGATGATCAGCCTTTTTAAATCACCCCGGGCCACTTTCTCAAATGCCTCTGCCATTATCTCATGGTGCTTGCCATGAATAAAAGACGGCCACATAAGTTTAACAAAAGATAAAAAATTATCTCTTGCATCTTCTTTTTCTTTTACGGATTCGTATTCTTCTACTAGTGCCAGAATCTCTTTTTGCTTCTCTGGAGGAAGCTCACTAATCTTATCTAGATTATCTTTTAATATATTAGACAGATCATTCATTATTGCTCCATACTTCAGGAGGCCTGCTCTCTACGATCTTTTTTGCCAACTCAATCATCCACAAACTATCCTCTGTTTCAACTGAAGAAGAAACATGTAATACCTTATCACCACTTTCATCAGTGGTCCATCCTATTACCAGAGCATCTTCTAACTCAAATTCTTCTATTATTTTAGGAGATTTTCTGTAATCACTTAAGGTTACAATATTGTCTGACAAATAATTGTTCCTTTACAATATTTATAAATATAATATTTATAAACTTCTTTAATATATCTCTTACCTTCTATAGAATATTTATAAATATTAAAACAATAAATTTTATTTATACTATTTTTTAATAAATTTCAATAAAAAAAGAATCATATAGGCATTTTTTTTTAAAGTTGATATTATATTACTTACACGTATATCTATTAACACTTTTTATAGGGGTACCCTTTGTGAAATTTTAGTATTTTCATGTGCAAAATCATGTACGTGTGTGTGTAGCCACGGCTGTGTGTCGGGGTGGGTAGGGAGTGGGTGGGGTTAGCGACTAACAAAAAAAAGTTTAGACCGACCAAGTTAAAAGAACTTATCGTAACTAGCCGGATAGAACTTATCGTTCCTAGCTGTAAAACTTTACGTAACTTTTTATTTAGAAATTATACTGTTTAGCTTGTTTAGTAATTCATTCTCTATTTCTACTGAAGACCTATCACGTTTATCATCGACCTTTAAAACGTCAGTAAACAATCCATGATGCTTTCCAAGTAATTCTAAACCTTTCAGCCGGACTGCATCAGTTACATTTACATCATCAGCCATCTTCTCGATCTTCTCTAAGATTATATCTGTTCGTTTGACCTCTTGCATGCGATGCAATTGCTGTTTCTGCTCTATTAACTTATTTATTGTTAAGGTTATGTTAGCGTCTGCTCTTAGCTTAGATGCCATTGCTCTTAAAGAATTACTCTTAGTTTTTTCTGATACATTATAGTTGTTACGATATGCATCAATATACGTCATATCATTGAATACAATATCCCTACAAAATCCCATTTGTTTTGCTGTCAATTCTGATCCAACAACTTTAGATTTTTTGTCCTTGCTTTTACTGCCGTCATTATCACTTACCAATTTTAATTTAGGTTTATTATCTTTTTTATCTGACATATTTTTTTCCTCAAAAGTTTACGTAAAGTTTTAATATCATGTTCCTTAGACCTGCGACCTTTACCAATGATAGCACTTTATTATCTTTGTTTGTAGTCTCATTTCGTGAAATATTCATTGCTGTTGATTTAAGGGGCATACAGCACATGTAAGCACTTTAGGCTGTATTGCTATCTAAAAGTAAGTTTCAGCGTTTTTGTTGTCCACCTTGGATTACAGAAGATTTAGTCTTAGTAAGTAAAATAATGTTCCTATAAGTTAAATAATATCAACTTTAGTGCTTGTATTATTGGTCTAAAAATATTATATAAAGGGTACAGCCTCTGTTTGGCAACTCGTTTGAACTGTAAAGCAAACATCCCTTTCTGACCTACATGGGAAACTAGGCAGAAGATTTAGAAAGGCAAGAGCGATACAGCCCCCACAATTCAGTCTGATGAGGACAGCGATATGGGCTAGTAGTTTCTCACGAGTTTCCAAATAGAGGTTGTAACAATTCAAATCAATCAAACAACAATGGAGATCATTATGATTTATAAAGATAGAACAAGAAAATTTGAGATAGCTTTAAACAAAGACGAATACAGATTAATGCAGTATTTGGTTAAGGCACATTGGATGGCTAATTTAGCTGATGCAACTGATGGCGATCACGTGAATAAATTATCCCCTAAGTTGGTTAGCAAAGTTTGCTGTCCAATAGAAAATGCAATGAAAGCATTAATCGATAACGATGACGTTTATGAAGATTGGGTTTGTAGTGGTTTCGATTATGGTGCTTTGGCTGTAAGAAATACATTAGACAATTAAGATTATGGGGGGCAAGAAATTGCCCCTCAACTGTAATGCAATGTGTGTTGCATCTGATGAGACCAAAAGGTCGAAACAGTTAATCAACAATGGAGACAATCATGAAATTAGAAATCAATGAAAAGCAATTAGCATTATTAAATCAGATGGTATGCAAAGCTATACAAGATGTTCAATACATCCAATGGAGCAATACACCGGAGGCTGTAAAGAAATATAACGATGGTGTCTTGGATAATCTTCAAGATTTGGAATACAAGATCAGAGCCAAGCAAGGCGATCCGGATTTCAAATATTGGCTCGATGAAGATGATGAAAAAGATCTTGATCCAATAGGTGGATGGAATGTTCCACAAGACAAACAGCCTAGCTGATGAGACCTACTGAGGTCGAAACATTGAGCAGTACTTACTGCTCTTTGTCCTAGGATAAACAATTAACCGGAGTACTTAATGCCTAATAAAAATATAAATTTGTCTTATCACAAATACGACTACACTAAAAAAGAGATTACTGCTCATTCAAACATAATCAAAAAGATGGTTCGTAAATGCATGAACCATTTAAAGAAAAAAGATTATGAATTAAATCTTACATCCAAGGATGTTGATAGAGCAGTAGCTGTCACTAAGATTATTAATTCCACAAGAGCCGGAGCAACCAAAGCCGGTGCTGATAGGATCTTAATTAATCTTAGTTATTGGCAACATCTCGATGAAAAACATTATCATAAAGAATACAAAAGCTATGGTAATGATGAGCAGATAGGTCATAGATTATGTTTAAATTTAAATCATGCTTATCTGATGAGTGTCAGCCATGAGGTTGCCCACCATGTACAATTTGCTAGAGCAAAGTACATCAAAAGATTTAAGACCACTTATAGAAAGCCACATGGAGATTGTTTCAAGGCTATCTATAGGTATTTAAGAAGAGACCTAGTTAATCCTATCATTGATAAGGACATGCTAGACAACGACAACCAACCTAAACAAACTGCAACAAAAGGAGATACCATAATGCAGAAAACTAAATCAATCATTGCTGACGATATCGTTAAGCAATTAGCTAAACAAGAGCAACAGCACAACCTTTTAAAAGGATCTAACAAGCAGAACTCTGCTGACATGAGTGCTATTAGATTGGATCAGTATGCGACAGCAATGATACCAATTAATTCAATACCAAGATCTGATACCGGTAATATTTCAGAGGATGCGACCAATGAATTATTAACTACATTTCAGACAAGATGCGATATGACAAAAGGTCAAGCTGACTTGTTCAAAAGAAACTGTGTACTTTTTACAAACAAGCATGACCTACCATCAAGCAATCTTACCAAGACCTACATCTTGGATCTGTTTGCTAAGTTGGATATCAAATCCCAAGCTAGTTTGATTAATCACAACAAAGGAGAGGATGTTAAATCTCCATTGGATACAATCATCGATAAGCTAGTAGGTCTGAAGACTAAGACCGGTAAGCAAAGAGATGGTTTGATTATGACAGCAGAAGAACTTAAAGAGTTCGAGGTCAGACTAAAGAACAGATTTGAGATTGCTGACAAAGGTAGGAAAGCAATTGATGATGCTGAGAAAGAGCAGAAAGTTGTAGACGATACTGTCGAGGCTTTACTCTCTTAATCAAATGCACAAATTGAGGCACGATTAATTTCGTGTCTCTGCTTGTTCATTTGAACAGCAACGACAATAAAGAGAGGAGATTTTAAATTGTCTAAATCAGAAGAGTTCGAGGGTAAACTTGAACAAAAAGTAATAATACAAAGAACAGCTAAACTAGTTGATGCACAAAATGATTTGAAAGATCTTAAATTCAAATTACATGAGGCTAATACTAAACTAGTTGAAACTGAGGCTCTGCTAAAAAAGGCAGAGTTTATAGTTGATCATGCCATAGAAAATTTTATGGTTAATCAGCTAGAACATCTGACTAATGACCAAGCAATTGATCTAGTCGCTAAGTATTTTGGTACAGAATATAAATCAAAGGCTGTATCAATTATGAGTAAATTTATCAATCAATCTAAATAAGGAGTATCGTATGCGAATACATGAAATGAGATCAGCTATTAAAAGCTGTATTATGAACAATTGGAAAGTTAGAGTTAATGGGGGCAGTAAGGATGATCTTGCTCATCCATATGCTGAAAGTGGTGTTGGTCAAGGTAAAACAACATCTGTCAGATCATTAGTTACTGATGCTGATCTGCTGTCTCTAGCTAAAGAATTGTTTGGCTATGACAAAGACAGACTAGGTTTTATTAACTTTAGTTTGGCACAGCTAGACGTTAACGAATATGCCGGATGGTTAGTACCGGCAAAGGATGGCGAAAGCATGAGGAGATTGCGACCTATGTTTGTGCCTACTGAGGGATGTGGAATTATATTTGCTGACGAGGTGGCTCAAGCTACTTTGATGCATCACAACCTTTTTGGTCAAGCTGTGGATGAACATCGTGTTGGAGATTTTATCATTCCGGATGGATGGGTAATTGTTTCAGCCGGTAATCCTTTATCTGCAAGAGCCGGATCTAATAAGTTGCCATCACAACTTGCTGACAGATTTTGTTTTCTTAATCTTGAGGTCAATACTGACGATGTATTAAGTTACTATGCATCCAACAATGTTGATCACAGAATTACATCATGGATTAAGTTTGATGATCAGCATCTGCATAACTTTGATGTGTCAGCAACCGGTAATGCCACACCAAGATCTTGCCAACGTGCCGGTGTATTCCTAAACATGGGATTAGATCACAGCACATTAAGGGGCATGTTGAATGGTCAGATAGGCGAGACAGCATCAGCTAGTTTGATGGCTCACATAAAGCTATATGAAAAGCTACCGGATTTTGACAGCATTGTTAAAGATCCTAGCACCACACAAATACCGGAAGATCGTGGTGTTTTGTTTGCTTTGTGTGGATCACTAGCTAGTAAGATGAACATGACAAACTGTTCAAGTATCCTAACTTATATCCAAAGGATACCGGAGCAAGAGTTCATGGCATTTATGCTGAAAGATGCAGTACTAAGAAACAAGACCTTGGTTACTCATCAAGCTATGAAACAAGTATTGGGATCTCAAGGTAACTTGAAAGACCTATTACTTTAAAACTTTATATCTGTGGTACTGCGTACCTGTAGTGCCACAGACAAAAACTTTACGTAAACTTTTATTGGAGATTTTAATGCAGAATTTAAAACTAGAAGATAAGTTCTCAAAGATTAGGATACAGCTACTATGGGATCGTGACGATAAAGGTCATGCTTTTTATGGTGCTGTCTTAGTCAAGATGAAGATTATCGAAAAGAACAGCATCAAGACATTTGCAACTGATGGCAGAGATATATTCTATAACAAAGAATATGCTGAGAGTTTAGATTTCGAGCCACTCAAAGGTGTTATTGTTCACGAGGTTGGTCACAGATTTCTTATGCACCATGTAAGACAGCAAGAACGTGATGCTGAGATTTGGAACATAGCTTGTGATTTATCAATGAACCAAGTTCTTGAAAGATCCGGTTTTGTTTTACCAAAAGGTGCTTTGTTTGATCCACAGTTTGATGGATGGATGGCTGAAAAGATTTATAATTTTATCTATCCAAAGATCAAAGCTAAACAGCAACAGCAACAGCAACAAGGTCAAGATGGTCAAGACGATCAAGGTGATCAATCAGATAATGGCGATCCAACTTGGTTACAGCCACAATCATGGGGAAACATCGAAGACAATGTTACTGAGGGCATGTCTCAAGCTGAGATCAGCGAAGAAGAGGCTGATGTCAAAGAGGAGATATTCCAAGCTGTGCGACAAGCTAAAGAACGTGGAACATTACCGGCAGAGGTCAAGCAAATGGTCAAGATCATGAAACGTGCTGAGATCAATTGGGAAGACGTTGTTGAGAGACATCTTGAGGGCGATGTTCCTCATAATTTTAGCTATCGTAGGATACATAAAAAGTTCTACTACACTCACGAAATGATCGCTCCAACACTTGAGCATATTGGTATTGGTCATGTCGTTGTGGCTGTGGATAGTTCCGGCTCTGTATCTAATAAAGAATTGCAGTATTTTCTTGGTGGTCTCAATGCTATGTCATTAGAACTTAAACCAAAATCTGTAACTGTAATTACATGCGACAGCAAAATACAGAATGTTATCAAGTATGACCAAGGCGATGAAATAAAAATGATATCTGCTGATGGTCGTGGTGGTACATGTGTTATGCCGGTGTTCAACTACATCAAAGAAAATGATCTTGAGGTAGACAGCTTTATTTATTTTACTGACATGGGCATACATGATTTTCCTACAGAAGAACAACCATATCCGGTTCTGTGGGTAAGCACAGACCTACGTGCTGATAATGCACCTATTGGTCAAACAACCTATCTGAAAGTGGCTTAATGCTACTTTTAGATAAAAACAAGGCTCTAGGAACGTCACACAGAGGCGAAACGATATGTCTGTGTGTGATTGTACCTAGGGATTTTAACTATGCTGATATAGGAATGTGTGTTCCTACTGATGATTGCGAAAGCATGAAATCAGCCAACTACTATCATTATATGGAGTATTTTATGATACATAATTTTGGAAAAAAACAAGATCCCAAATCTCAAGAGGTTATGGATCAAAATATTATGATGCATTATCTCAACTTTCTAAACGAGGGATATAAATCATTTGGACTAAATAAAAGACAAAAAGCTAGTCTAGTAAAAGCCGGATCTAATTATTCTTATCATGCAGACGATTTGTCTCAAGAAGAAAAAGATTTTGTATTAATGTTTACCAAACACAAAGATCATTTTGGCAATCATGGTTTAGACAGCATTTACAATTGTAGTAATTGGGTCAAACAATACAGAAAAAGTCGTAAACTTAAATCTGCGATTTACAGTAATAAGATTGATGGCAAAAGAGTGTTTCGTAAAGAACGTAATTACGAGCATGGTTTTTTTAATGGTCAAGCTGTTAATAGCAAGTATGCTGTTTTGACTACTGCCTTTGCGAAAAAATGGTGGGATGACAATATGGCTAGAACCAATGTCAAAATTAGTGCTGATGCATTAAGAGCAGAAACAGTTATTAAACCATCTACTGTAGGAAGAGCAGATAATTGGCAGTACTACGAGCATTTCAATGAGGTCTCTTTGTCTCCATCATGGTTTAAGAATGTCTATATGAAAGGTATGGCAACTACAGTATACAAAAGCAAGACAGCATTTGTTGCTAGTGCCAAGCCTCTCAAAGTTTCTGACAGAATTACAGCTAATGGTCTTGAGGCTTATACTGTTGATATTATTACAAGCCACGATGGTATTATCAGCATGGAGAAAGATCTGTATTTCTTAGTCTATCAAACAAAGCATTGGACAATTGAAGACACACAGCAAGGCATGGGCAACATACCTTTTAGGGGTAACGACAGAGAAACTGCTCAAACATACAATAATCGTAGGTATAACATAGCTGAGACTATAAACTGTGCATCCTCAAACTTTAGAAGAGCAGAGAATGTCATGAGTGGCAGAGTTCAGCGAAACATACTTAATGCAATGGGAGTGTAAAATGGAAGATCTACATACATATTATTATCATGAGCAAAAACAACGTGAGGCATTTAAGAAAAAGTCAATGCTCATAAGAAAAATCAATATTTGGCTGAAAGATGAGATTTCTGATGCCAAATCATGTCATCATGATGACGAGGTAGATAGTCGAGAACTTGGTATTCTTAGTGGCAGATTAGAATGTGCAACCAATCTTTTAGAACAGATAAAAGATTGGCAAGAGGAACTAAAAGAATGGCAAGAAGATAAGGAGAAAGATAATGGATAAATTAGATAGAATATTATTATTTCTCTTAGGCATTTGTGTTATGCTTATGTCATTAGTTACTTTGTCTGATCCTAATGGATATTATATGCAGAGTGTAGAGGGCATACTGTTTACATTGTTTATAGGATCAATTGGTTTAACCATGATACTTGTAAGTTTTTACAGTATCTATTTTAAAGAATAGGGGGAGAGACCACTCCATAATGTGGGCAAAAGTGGATGCCTTTGGTTTATGCATTAACCATACGTCAATGCTGTACATCCCTAAATGCATGTTCCCTCGTATATTTTTATATAACGTGTATCATGGGCAAAACTGAGGTCTCTTGAAAAATGGTTCAGTTAATGTACGGAAAGCCACAAAAAAAAGGCTCTCAGAGCCTCATACAGAGGGGTTGGCAGACCTCTCTGTATGAAACCTACCAAATTAACCTAGATGCTCTGTACGAAGAGTATTCGCTTATTAAGGGGAATTTCACATGACAACAACTTATAGTAAACTAAAAGGTAGATCAAAAGGCTACCGGTATCGTAATTCAATAGTAGATTTACAACGTGAACTCTACATACGTAATTCTAAAAAGACACCAAAAGAATTAGGAATGGATGAAAGATTTGAAGATGACCCAAGAGCCATTCATGAAAAAGACTATGGACGAGTAGTGAGAAAACCAACTGAGGTTATCAAAGGGGCAGTTAATTCTATTTATAATAATAATAATGGAGAATAAATTACTCTTACACATTAGTCCTACAATCAAAGACTAAAACTTTACGTAAAGTTTTTATAAAAAAATAGAGCCAATCGAGGAGAGATTGGCTCTATATGTGTAGCATAATAGTATATGAGAAATAATACTCACACCTAATTAATAAGTGCCACTAAAGCATTAGTCAACTATTTCCCCAAAATTTATAAAATTTTTCTACGTGATTGCATATAAAATCAAAATTCCCATCCACAGCAATCCATTCATTTTCCCATTTCGTGATTTCTTCATCGTGTATAATTTTTTTAAAAATTTTATATGCTGTTTTGTTTCCAGTATCTTTTACGTAAGAGAAACAATCCATAACTTTTCTTTTAAGCATCATATGTTTCTCGCTCAATCCCTCGTGTGTAGCCTCGATCCTAGGATTATAATTTGATGCTCTAACTCCAACAAATCCGGATTTGCAATAATCAGAATAAAGTCTATCCATTATTCTATAATTTGCTAATGATATACTATCATGCATGAGTAGCCGGTCTAAACATGTCTGATCTAATATCTTTATTCTAGCCTTATTGGTGTTGCCTACAAACTCTGCTTTTGCAGTATGTTGCCCATCATATACTCTAAACTCATCGTAATTTTTTTTACTTTTTTTAGAAACTGATGTCTTTGTACTCTTTTGGCTCATAATAGTTGTCGTATTGTTTATCGCTTTTATTTGGCTTTAGCATTTCAGCGACATCAGATATTTTTTTATATCTAGATGTTAGGCTGTCATACTCTAACTCACATTCCCCAATAGCACCAACCCAAGAAAATCTACATTTCCAAACTATTATCTCAGTAACATTACTTTGAGATGGGTTAGGTCTATGCACAGTTAATCCTACATCTGATTTACTAAAAAAACTAGCAGAACCGGCAATGTCATATCCCTTTGGTGGTGGCACAGTTCCATCTTCTTTTCTAACCATCTTTGTTGGATGAGCAACAAACCATATGTGGATGCCATGTGCTTGTGCAAAAACTCTAAGTTTTGTAAGCATATCAGATATCCAATCAGTTTCAGATGTAGTTATATCTTTTGCAATATAATTGTAAGGATCTATAACACAGCCTCGAATACCAAATCTTAAAACAGCAGTTTTAAGTCTCTCTAAAATGCTGTCTAACGTGGATAGCGAACCATCTGCTTGATAAAGAAAACAAAAGTTATCAGATATAAATTTTTTACCATTCTCTAATTCGTGTGTAGTCATTCTTGGTGTAATGCCACTAAAAAACGGTTTGCCAACATATTTACTAATTAGTTTTGCAATGTGTATTCTTGGTTCATTTTCAAAAGAACAAAGACCAAATTTCCATCCTTTTTGTTTGGCTATATTTATCATTATTTGATCCACAAACTCTGATTTACCGGATGACGGATGACCGGTTACAACTGTTAATTGACCCTCAACAATTGTGTATAGTTTATCAACATCTTGATATCCGGTGCTTGTTCCACTACCAACACCATTTACAAAAATCTCATCAACTTGATCGTAAAAATGTTCTGCATCGTATAAACCTGAAACCGGATATGGGATAGATTTTTTTACAATATCTTGTAATTTATCCCTACCATGTTTGGTTAATATTTCATTGGCATCCTTACAATCTTTTGGATAAACAATTTTAAAACATTTATCTTTACCAACTCTCCTAGCAATTTCCTCTTCCATAGCTTGTCCAGCTTGGTCGTTGTCCATAGCTATAATTATCTTTTTGCATTTATCTAATTTATCTTTTGAGTTCCAAATAAATTTAAATTTATTATCATCACGAGGATCTATCTTGCCATCAACAACTTTCATAACAGCACCATGAGGTATTGAAATGCTGTTTGTGTAGCCTACTTCCATAAAAGATAGGCAATCCATTTCTCCCTCACAGATTATTATATCCTCATCTTTGTTTATATTATCCACGTTGTAAAATCTGTCTGCTTTACCAAAGCTAGAAAATCCTTTATCCGGAAAAGATCTAACCTTTGCAAATTGATACAATCCTTTTCCATTCTGATAAGGAAAAACTATACAATCTATTTCTTTTTTTATAGATCCTATATACTGTTTTGTGGTTTTTACACCGGCTTTTTCTGCTGTTTCTTTTGAGATTCCTCTGCTGTTTAAGTATTCTAAGCTATCTTTACTTTCTCCAATGCCAACCCACTTGTCAGCTACGTTTTTATTGATGCTTACAACCTTTTCGTCTTCCACAGATTTTCTCCTCGCCATATTTTCATCGTTGAATTTTATGCCACCATCTTCTCCACAATGCCAACAGTAATACATAATTACATCATCGTGTACCTTTAACGACAATGTTTTTTGCTCTCTTTTTTTTCTAGTGTGGGAACAGAATGGGCATATCGCCTTGTGTTGCCCATCCCCTAATTTTAAGGCAACACTTCTTAGTGAGTGTTTTATCTCCATATTAATCTCCTTGCTACACAATTCATAATTATTTTAAAACAAAGAAATCGTCAACAAAAAAAATTAGGTTTAATATTTATAAATATATTAAAGAAGTTTATATATATATAATTTATATATTATATATTTATAAATATTACATATTGCATGTTTTGTTTTGTATAACCTTTCTAAGTTTCTCCCCTAAATATCTAGCAACCACCGGCTTACTAGTTAATATTTCTTTTATTAATTTTTTTATTCTGTCAGAATTTAAAGAACTCAAATCACAAACCACAATAAAATCATCTGAAATAATCCATTCGCCAACAGACAATTTTTGTCTTTTGTTTCCAAGATAAGCATCAGAAATCGCTTGGCAAATCACATGTTTCCAAAGTCGAGACTCTGATGTGAGTTCGTGGTGCGTCTCTGTCCAACCCCCAATAAACGATTTTCTGCTTGACTTGTCTGTCATTAACATAAATTTTTCCTTGCATACAATCTAGAACAACACTTTCGTCTAGATCCGGTCTTCTTGATGCATAGTATATAATTAACTCTACTTTCACATTTGTTTCAATAAGATTTTCCAATTGAGGACATTGTTCAGCAAAATTTTTTTCATAATCTCTAGCTTTTTGAGATTTTATGAGTGCCATTCTTTTACCAAAATGCACTATTTTTCTTGAATTTCCCTTTGATGCCGGTTCTCCATAAACTATAAAATTAAAACTTTTATTTATTTGTATTGACATTATTTTACCTGTATATATATTTATTGTAGCATAATAGGAGAAAAATATGAAAATTACCAATAAGTTTGGTATGCCACAACCTTTCGTAGACTTTGCCATAAACGACAAATACAGTAAAGGCAAAGCTGATATATCAGTAACATCATTAATAGATAGTCCAAGAGTTAGGATAATGAAAGATGTCTACAAAGAGGACATAGAGGTTGATGCTGTAGATATGGTTTGGGCATTATTTGGAACTGCTGTACACTCAGTTTTAGAACAATCAAACCCATCAAAAGATATAATAACTGAAGAGAGGCTGTATTCTAAATTAAATGGTTGGATAATATCCGGTGCTTTGGATAGACAAGAAATAGTTGATGGGGTTTCAACAATAATCGATTACAAAGTTACATCTGTTTGGTCAGTTATTTATGGCAAAATAGAATGGGAAAGACAGCTTAATTGTTATGCTTGGCTGTGCAGAGATAAACATAAATTCACTCAGCATAAAGTTGGTGCTTTAAAAATATGTGCGATCCTCAGAGATTGGAACAGAAGAGATGCTGAGAAAAAAGAGAATTACCCTCAAGCACCAATAGTATTTGTGGACATACCAATGTGGGATGATGAGGTAGCACACAAATATGTATCAGACAGATTATCATTACATCAAGAGGCTCAAGTAAATTACGATTTGAACAATGAACTACCACTTTGCTCAGACGAAGAAACATGGAAAAAAAACGATACTTGGGCAGTTAAAAAGATGGGTCAGAAAAGAGCATTGAGGGTTTTAGATAGCGAAGAAGAGGCTATCAAATACATGAGTTGGCACAATGAAACTGACAAAGCATATGTGAAGAAAACAAATTTGGAATTAGAATTTCGTGGTGGCGAGTACACACGATGTGGCAACTATTGTTCAGTTGCTGATTTTTGTAACCAATATAAAGAGAGGTCAAAATGAAAGAACAAAAAACAAAAAAGGTAATTAAAAAAGTTAAGAAGAGTGGCTTTGTTAAATTAAAGCCAAAAATATCCGGAATGAGAGAAAAGGATAAATCTTTAATTGCTGATCATATAGAAGAGGCAACTAACAAAGGAAAACCTATTAAAAAGTTTTTCTTGATTAGGTGGTTTAATTACATTGGCAAAAAATACAACGAGTTCGTTGATAGAATGTTTGGTATGTAAGATGAGCAATAGAATTGATTTATGTTACTTGCCAACAAACGGATTGTGCAAAATAAACGAGGTTCTAGATGAAAGTTTTTTTCCACAGAACAAAGAAAATATCATTACACAAGAATTGATAACCTATGAAAAAGTGGATACCGGAATAAAGAAAACCACATTCCAAAGAAACTTTCTCAAGACCTCGCATTATGACAGCACAAGAACAGAGATATTTTCTACAGAGGGGAAAGGTTAGTAGATGAAAAGTGATATACCGGAAAAGGTAGCAGATACCTTGAGAGAAATAGGCATGACACCAAAACAAGCCGGTTGGAATTGTCATGGTACTTACGTGTTACTGCATAAAGCATTAGAAAAAGTTGCTGTACATAGAAAAATAGTTTTTAAAGAGCCAACAATTTTAGAGTGTAATTCTGAAAAAAAAGTCGTCAGTTTACTTGTCACCGGAACTATGGGAGACAAATCAGAATGGTCTATAGGAGAGGCATCTCCATCCAATAATAAGAATAGCTATCCATATGCTATGGCTGAAAAGAGAGCCAAAGATAGAGTGATCTTAAAGTTAGTTGGTCTTCATGGAGATGTCTATGCAGAAGATGAGGCAGATGCATTTAAAGAAGAAAGACCGGATGAAATCAAAGGTGGAACTTTAGATAATGGATCTGATGTAGAAGAAAAGACTATAGGTGTTACAGATATCAAAACAGAAAAAGTTCAATACATATCTACAAAAAAAGGTGCTGAAGAGGTCAAAGAAATATTCTTAACTTTCATGCCGGACACCAACATTGATGAACTCAGAAGTTTTAAAAATTCTAATGCAAAGGCTTTGACAGCACTAAAAGAATTTGACCCTAATGTTTTTGGAGAGGTCTCCAAGGCTTTTATAGAAAGGGCAGATAAACTCAAATCACAACAAAAGGAGAGTTGAATGAGTGAAGAGAAAAAAGACTATCCACCTAGTGGAACATTGTTTATATCAACAAATAAAAGAACTGAAAGATCTCCGGATTATACCGGACAGTTTGAATTACCTTACGAGGTAATAGAAGACTTGGTTAAGCAAATGAAAAATGGTGTTAAAAAGCCATTATTTAATATTGCCGGTTGGAAAAAGTATAGTGCTAAAAGTGGTAAAAACTTTTTGTCTATTAGAGGTAGTATATATGATCCACCTAATAAAGATGAAGAGAAAAAAGAAGAAAAACCAAAAGAAGATTTTTCTGCACTTGAAGATATAACATTTTAATGGAGTTTGTAATGGATGATATTTCAACAAAAACAGATGTGCCTAACGTGAGTTTCGAGGCTGTAAAAACATCTATGATGCAAGACAAAAACGGAACTAACATAAGACTTACCATACACCCTAACGATGTTCCGGCTGAGTTACACAAGGATTGGGTTGGCTCTAGATACATGGTTGTCATGGTTAAGTTAAAAGAAGATGGCACTCCGGATAAGGGGGATGAAAATGCCACGGAAGAGGTCTAAAGACGAGATTGTTGAAAATGCTGAGTATATTACACTAGATGGTCTAGCACATATGCTCATGGTTTCAAAGCAATCAGTATACAAGATCGTAAACACCAAGGAACGTAACTTCCCAAAGCCATTTCCTCTGATGAAATCTGAAAAAAGAGAAAAGAATATTTGGAGTAAAGAAGAGGTAAAAAAGTGGCTTGAAGAACAACGTAGTGAAAAAGTTACGTAAAGTTATGCCTAGGAAAAAATACGAATCGGAAGATAACCTAGACAAAGAAAAAAATGTTTTAAGACACATGTCAGTAAAATGGGATGTGTCTTATTCTAAATTACCAATATCCTATAAATTAGATTATGCCATGTACAGAGATGAAAAGCTGTTGGGTTTTGCTGAAGTAAAATGCAGACAGAACTCAATACACGATTTCTCAACTTACATAATATCTTTGTCTAAGGTAATTAAAGCCAGACGTCTGGCATCTGTGACCGGAACAAAATCTGTTTTAATTGTTAGTTGGTCTGATGCTACCGGTTGGATAAATTTCTTTTCAGACTTTGATGTTAAGCAAGGTGGTAGATCAGACAGAGATGATTGGCAAGATCAAGAGCCGGTTTGCCACTTTGATATTAAAGATTTTAAGATAATTTCACACTCTGATTTGTCGGCAGCCGAATAAAGGACAGACATGAAAATATATAAAAAAGTGGAAAACATGCAATGCAAAGTAAATGGAGTTAAGAGAAATCTAAATGGCTATATTATTTCTTCTAGTGGCTATACTGAAGAAGAGATATCCAAACAAATTAAACTAAATCACTTAGCAAAGCATTTAAGGGATCTAGCAGACAAGCTAGAGAGCCAAACTAATTTTAATAAAGACTTAGATAGTTTTTTGGTTAGGAACTCTTTAGATATGAATTTGACCCAAAATAAAGCAAAGAACGATGCAGAAGAAAGGTTTAAAAACAAAGCTAGTAACAGATTAAATGCTAGAAGAAAAGCTGAGAAAAGGTTGCAAGTTAGTGCTTACAAACAAGAAGTGGGGTGTATGGCTTGTGGATACAAAGACAATCCGGACATACTACATTTTCATCACAGAGACCCTAACACCAAGATTGATAATATCTCTAGATTGGTTGGCAAGAACCATTCTATGGAAAAGATAAAAGCAGAAATAGCTAAATGTGACTTGCTTTGCATTAGCTGTCATCACAAGGAGCATGGACTAAAATGAAGCTAGCAGACGGATACGAAGATGCTTTTGTTGGCACTACCATAAGTGCCTTCAGTAGAAAACAAGTGGCATTATATGATTACGACAAGTGTATAATGATATTGATGCATGATAATAATTGGAGCGAAGAAGAGGCTGTAGAGTGGTTTGATTATAACACAATAGGTGCTTGGGATGGAGATGATACACCCATATTTATTAATCAACACAATATCAAGGATATAGAGGACTATTTAGATGAAGAATAAAGATAATATTAACAGACCAAAACACTATCGCAAAGGTAGTGTAGAGTGTATTGATGCGATTAAATCAGCCCTAGGCGAGGGCTACGAGTATTACCTACAAGGAAATATAATTAAATATGTTTGGAGATACAGGCACAAACACAAGAATAGTTTAGAAGATTTGATGAAAGCAGAATGGTATCTCAAAGAATTAATAAAAATAAAAAAGAAATGACTATGAAAAGTCGTTCCCCGGCACGGGGAAGCTAGACTAAAACTTTACGTAAACTTTTGGTCAACTACTATCATGCAGTTTGTCTTATGCCTACACTTCTCATTAACTGAATACCTTTTCTCATGATCTCTTGTATTCGTTCTCTACGTAATTTAATAAGTTTTTGTCTGACATCATCTGACAGTCGAAGATTTCGTTCTAACTCTTTGATCTGTCTCAATAATCTGTTTCTTGCGTTATCTAAAGCCTTAAATCTACCATATATGCGTACCTCGTCATCGTACCTAGCGATAAGTTTACGTATAGTTTCGGGATCGCCTCTTCTTCTTGCTAAGTCAATTCTAGAAAATATCGTGTATAGCTCTTTTCTCTTTTCTAAATAATTTTGTGTATCTACTCTATCTGACGGCTGTTTTATTACTTTTCTAATAAATGGTATTCTGTTTGGTAAATTACCCTCAAAGTCTCCGGAAGCTATAGCCGGTATGACATCAAAAACTAGATTAGCTGATCTACCTATAAAAGCTCCAGCACCTCCTATTACATACTCATAAAAATATTCTATTGTATCCGGAGATATATCAATCAAACCACTTTCTACTTCATCTCCAAATGTTAAATCATTTATAGTTTGTACTATAAACTTAGATACAGCACCGGTATTTGTCCAATGTGTATAAGCATCAGGTACATTAGTTGTTGAGTACATAGGCGTTTCTTTGTATATAGGATCGTTTCTGTAATTTTTATTAATATACATTTCTACTGCCGGTTTAAAAGCAGTTGGTATTACGTATGTTTCAAAGTTCTCTATTGCACCAAAAGGAGATAATGTTTCCATAGTTGTGTCAAAAATACTATTTGCTGCTTGACCAAAAGTATATTCGCCTCGTGTGTAGCGGCTAAGAGATCTGCCTAAATTAAATGGCATATTAAGTCCATAAGCCAATGGTATTGCTATAAACTTATCTTCCATTAAACCAAAAGATGGAAATATTAAATTATGCTCTAAATCGTATTCATTTAATTTATCATAAGTTATTGGATCATCATCTTCTGACGGATCGTCTAAAAATGCTAATAGTTGATCTTGCAAAAATCCATAAACTATTATGCCACCTAATATTTTTCTTACCTTTTTAGATTTATAAGCCGCATTGTATATAGCCATGCTACCTTGCAAAGATGCGTTATAAAATAAATACAAAGAGTTCATAAATACTTTATCTTCACCACCTTTAGCAAAGTTTACTGTTACGTTCCTAGCTGCTTCGGCAGCCCTAGCATCAGTAAATCCTCTTTTTTTCAAATTAGTAAACGTGGCAACACGAACACCATTCTCAATAACAGTATTGTAATCTTCTAAAAACTGTAAAAGACTTCTTCCTTTTTTTCTAAAGAATCCATTTCTTTTAAATCCTAATGTTTTAGCTTCACTAATATCCATTAACAACTTACTAAGATTCTCCATTTGATCTTGTACAGTTCCCATTTGGTTAGTGGCGTTCTTGCCACCTGCCTTTACAAATTTTAAATATTCTTGTGACCAATAACTAGATGTGTCTGGTGTTCTTTTACCAAAAGGATTTGCACCAACACCAAAAACTTTTCTAATCCCATTTATAGCACCGGCAACATCTCTAGTTATCTCTTTTGTAATACCTTCTGCATCATGCTGTTGTATATTTACTAAAGCTGTTTCTAAGTCTTTTGCAAAGTTTGGAATAACGAAAGCTGGGTTGTAAGAAGTATTAACATTAGATAAAAATCTATTTAATTTAGATAAAGTTCTAAATGCAACATGATGTGTTTTAGGTTCGTAATGGTGCTTGAAAGATCTGGACATACTTTCTCTGTAAAAGTTTACGTAAACTTGTTGACCATTCTCTTTTATTGCAATCTGATGTGGGTCCATAGGTTCTGCTTCAGTTGTTATTTCTGCAAAATTTTGCTGTAAATCTGTAGCCAACGCATCGTTTATAGCCGTGCTACCATCAGGTTGTTCTTCTTGACCTCTTAATAATCTTAAAAGACTTTGACCTACTTTATTTCTTTCTGATCTATCTATCGCTCTTTGGTTTTGCGCAATAACTGATGCAAAAATATTTTCTGCATATTTAATACCACGACCTCTAGCTACTTTGTCCTCTCTTCCTAAAGCACCAAAGTAATTAGTTGTTTTACGTAATGTGTTTTGTCTATCTTCTTTCATTTCAACATCAATATCTAAATCACCACGTAAAGGCACATAGTATTTAAATCTAGCACCCTCTTGATGCTCATCGTATTCCGCTTTATCTATTAATCCACTTTCATATCTAATATTATTAGTGCTATTAACTATTCTTCTAGTTTGTTTATTAATAAATTGAAAAATATCTTTATTTGACTGATCTAAACTGTCAAACCAATCTAATATTACATCAGCCTCAGACTTTGACAATCCTGAACCATTAGGTCTGGCATAACGATTTGCTATATCTATGTTTCTCTCTTTTGCATGCATAGCATAAAGATATATATCTGTTAGAGCTAACTTAACATCTATTGAAGAGTCTATAGTTTTATTAACTAATCCCTCTCCTTGCTCTTGCGCAGCGGCTCTAGCAGAGGCATTTTTTAATTCTGTTAATTTTTCATCTGAAACTTTTATTTTTTTAATTTCTTCAATAGTTGGTTTAACTATAGTTTCTTCTAAATCAGTTAATTTATCTCCTATGATACCTGAAGAATTTACCTCTCTTAGATAAGGGTCCATAGCATCGGCTATTGTGTAGCCTTTATCACGCAACTCATCCATCATTGCGCCAACAGGTTGAAAAGAGTCTTGATATTTTTGCACTATCTTTTGTGCGGCCTGCGCTCTAGTGTTGCCAAATAAAAATGACTCAGGCACTACTTTAAACGCTTTAGCCAAAACTCCTGCTAAATTATTATATCTTATATTTAACTGAGCCTGTGCAATGTCACGATCATTTTGCTGTGCCTGTCTTTGTCTCTCACTGGATGGTGTTGCTCTTATTCTTGAGCGTCTAGTCTCAGGAACTCCGGTAGAATCTCTTCCAATTCCGCTGTCATTTCTGGTATTCCTTCCGGATACATAAGGTTTAGATAGTTCTGTCTCGTAACTGGCATCCCTACTGAATTCAGATATTGTATCAGAGGGTCTTGCCCAACTTGGTTCCGTAAATCCATCTGGGGTAGCATTTATTATCTCCTGTCTTGTTTGATCTAAAGTTAATCCACCATCAATATATGAGTCCCAAATTCCATTTATCTTATCAACATTTTGTTTTTGATTTTTAAATGTATCTGGAAATAATCCTCTTATTGGCTCCCATGTTATTGATTGCATTTGTCGTGGCAAAATACCTCTTTGCTCTGCGGCTCTAGCATATGCATCAGATATCAACCCATACATACCTCTGGACCCTGTAATAGAAGAGTTAGGTATTACACCATAAATTTTTGATCTACCTTTTTCTGTATAAACACCAAAGTTATGGTCAACTTCTACTGACTTGCCACTTAAAGGTTTTAAAAATGCCACAGCTACTGCATGTGTATCTATTGTAGAGTGTCCATCTGGTGACATAGGCGAAACCATATTATTATGAAAACTTCTAACTTTGTGTCTATCTCCTAATAATATTGATATTTGCTGTAAAGATTGTTCCCCTTTTAAACCTAGCGCCTCTACTGCTGAGGAAATTTCCTTATTTGAACCCCAGCCTGTTAATTTCTTTGTTCCATCTTTTCTTCTTGCATAATCTAAAAACTGACCCTCGGGTGTTATTATTCTATGACCTCTATCATTATATGTTTCATCAAATATTCTAATCCACATTGCTTTATGTAAAGAATGATTTAAATTATCTAAACTTGTGGAATTTCTATTTGGATTACTAATATAATCTAATGCTTCTTTGTATTGAGGTTTACCAAAAATACGTTGTGCAGTTTCCATCATCTCTGGAGTAAATTCTTTATCACCATGATTTCTACTTATATCTAATACACGCTCTGCTAAAGAAACATTCATATACCAATCTTTCTGTGGCGATTGCGCAGCAATAACAGCAGAGACAATTTCTGGACTATAATTATATGTTTTTGAAAATCTATCTACAATATCTCTGGCACCGTCATACCATAAAGCAGATCTCTCTCTAAATTCCACAGGATAAGAATCATGAACAAATAAAATATTATCTGTCATGGCCTGTATATGATCCTCTATTATTTCTTCGTTTGAAAAGTTTACGTAAAGTTTTGAGTTACCTGATAAATTATATCCTTTAATTAAATTAGCTGCTTGTTCAGATAATCTAGAATCATTTTTAATTATATCACCGTTTATAAATAATAGATTAGTAGATGGATCTGCTTCTCTTTCTTTAGCTGTAGGAAATCTTGTGCTAACTGTATGTTCTTGTCCCACAACTCTGGTTCTAGATCGCATGGTTCTTTTTGCATCAACACCACGTTTTTGATTTATGCCATCTTTATAAGCCTGATCATATTTCTTAGCTTGATAAGTCTCTGGAACCCTTAACTCGTAGAACATAGCCGCCATAATCCCACGGAAAGGATCATTGATCCAATAGCCTGTAGCACCAGACTCTTTAATCATCCTTTCTTTGGCAGTAGTTATATAATTAACACGACCAGTTTGGTCTTTAATATCAGGTCTATTTTTATCTAATTCTGCATTTGCTGCATCGTTAAATTTTTCTGGGTCTGCCTCCCAATCATACATACCTTCATATGGCACATCCACTTCGTATATATTATCTCCTAGATTTTGTTCCGGATTATAACCATTAGGATCAGATATATTCACAGCAAAATAGCTTCTAGCAGGATATCCCTCAAAAGTTCTTCTCCTCTCCTCTCCCCGCATAAATAAATTAGACCTTTCTTTTTCTGGGTCTATGCTTTGCAGGCCCTCGATAGGAGAAAAATGTGTTAGCTTGACTGTCCTTTGCGGAGATAACTCAGGTTCCCTCCTTTCTTTTGTCGGTTCAATCGTGCTTCGTATAACGCTCCGTCTTCCATCTCTTCTTGCATCTCTTCCTCGGTCAGTTGCATCATCTCTTGTTTCACTAAATCGTTCATCTTCTCGAATTGCTCTTTCATCTACTGCTCCTTCTATATTATTAGCTAATCCTTCTGTCTGCACAAAATCAGATAATAAAGTTATCTTTTGATCTGCATATATTGTTTCTTCAGCTTTATTTTTACTATTTCTATTATGGTCCCCAACAGCGTCACTGTAGTTAAGCCATGAGTTTTGTCCTCTTGTTTCTGTGGTCATAGCTCTAGCGGCTAACGGGGTGTACATACGGCTATGTGCCTGCCATGCATTTTCTTCACCTCTAGCTGTAAACGTAGCGCCTTCTAGTGCATGACCAAAGTAATCATGAACTATTCTAAATAAATCATTATAACGTACATCACGGCCATCAATAATCTCACCAGTTGTCTGTAGTAATGGGTTCTCTGCTATATCTTGGTCCGTTATAGCATCACTACCAAAGCCATCGTCTGTAGCGAACACCCACATGTGATTATTATTAATGTCTTGTAATAAATCTTTAGATCCCTTTGGATAAGGATTACTTTGATTAGGTTTAATAAACTCTATTTGTATTCCTGTATCTTTTATAAACAACCATTGATTAAATGTTTCATCAGCCATAGCTTTGTATGCCTGTATTACTTCTGGGTTAGTAGGATCATGCTTTGCTTCATCAAAGTCTTTGGCTATTCTTCTAGCTAGCTCTTCGTTTACTTGCACATACCTATCCGGCCGTGTATTAGGCATACCTATCGATTGTAAATATCTAGACTTAACAACATGCGCTATAGGTAATGGTCCTATAGAACCTCTGTGTAAATCTGGCAATCTATCAATAATTATACGTGATCTACGTGGCTCAGTAATAGTTTCAGGATCATCAGGCTTTCTGTCTCTCCTGCCTATCTGTTTTTCTGTTTCTGTTGTGCCTATATTTTCAAAAATTTGCTCTGTCTGTGTAAAACCTTGATCTGCATGCGAACCAAATATAGCTTTGAAAAAAGCAACAATTCTATCAAAAAGACTCTTTGGTTTACCACCAAATTTAAGTTTACCATCAGTATAGTCTCTATACATCTCTGCAATAGCTTCTTCCACTATTTGTTCATTTGGCATACCATCACGTATATAAGCATGAGTGGCTCTTTCATAATATGTATAACTTCTTGTTGTATCTGTGCCTTTTGATCTTTTGACATATTTTCTTGTCATTGCAGCTTTTTTTAATATGTCATATTCTTGATCTGTAAAAACATTTAAACTTTTTAATGCATGAATAATTTCATGATTCATGACACTCCCTAACTTTGCCTGCAACTCAGCATCAGTCATATTAGGATCGTATATTTCCATTGCTAACGCTATGATACGCTTGCCATCAGGTGAAACTTCTTGTATGCCTTCAGTTATGCCTATATCTTGTCCTCTTGAAAGATCTTCTGTTAACTGTGCAGCATCTAATAATGGTCTACCCTCTAACCTTACATCAGTTAATCCTATTCTATTTAGCTCTGCTCTTAGAGCATCAAGAACACGCTTTTGTTTTAATACATATTCAGGAGTTTCTTTTGTTTTAGTAGCTTGATCGAATACTTTTTTAGGCGCAAGTGCAGGAGCTATTCTTCTAGCTTGTATAGTTTGTTGACCTTGCACAGCCTGATTAGCTTTATTTTCTAAATTAAAGGCCTCTAATTGTATATCACTATATCTTTTTTGTAATAAATCTAATTGTTGACTATTAGTTTCAAGATTAACTGGATCATTACGGAATATATTTCTTTGCTTTCTTAGTCTATCATCAGCTTCTCTTATTTGCCTTGCTCTTTCAGATAAAGCTCTTGCCTGTTCAATAAAATCTAAATTTACATCTACCTGACTTCTAGGCGAATACTTACCTCTGCCGTCATATTGCAATACACCAGAGCCTAACATTTGTGCTAAAGCTCCATCAGCAACATCATCTGGCATTTTTTCTTTAAATAATTTTTGATATACTCTTTTTGCCGCAGTTTTATTAATTACTTTTTGTTTCAATAAATTTTCTTGAAACTTTACTATTTTCTCTCTTGTTTCCTGCGCATCAAGTTCCGCCTCTTCTTCAACAACTATATTATCTTCTATTGGTGGTATTTTATTAAGAGTGGGTTTTTGTAAAATTTTTTCTCTCAAAGATGCTTCTGAGCCAACAACTTCTTCTAATTCTTGTATTGTTACCGGATCATCTACAGGTATACCTTTTTTTAATTCTATTCTTTGTTTACGTATTTTAAATGCTTCATCTTCTGGCAAACTCTCTAATTTCACAGAATTATATGGAGTTGTAGCCTCTCTTGCAGCCTGTAATGTATCTTCAGTATTTTTTCTTTTTTGATTTTCTTGGGCATCAACTGCTGATTGATTGTCTATATCAGTAACAGGATCGCCAGATGGTAGGATAATTGGAGCATCGGGTGCAGGCAATCCAAGGCCCGGACCCTCTATTAGTTTTACTTGTTTATCTTCTTGGGTTTTTAAATAATCTTTTGCATTTTGAGCCATACTAGCATTTTCTCTAGCAGCTTCATCTGCATCATCATCTAATTCTTTTTGTTTCTTTTCGTATTGATTTACTCTTCTGCCTCTAATACTGTCTAATATTAAATTTAAAGCAAAACCTGCGCCACCACCATAAACGGCATCATCATATGCACTTTGTCCAACCTGAACATCAGGATTGTAAATATTTTTTTCAGTTAAATCTTGAAGTATACCTGCAACTAACTCTTGAGTACCCTCTCCAATACCAACACCAATGCTTCTTTTTATTCTGCCGCCTATAGTTTTTACTGCTTCATCTATGTCTTTTTTGTCTACTTTTTTTAAAATTTTTAAAGAAGCGCCTAAGCTCTTGCTTAACGCAGCAAAAGGTATAGCCTCTGATGTACCAATTAAAGCGCTTAATAATACAGCATCTGCTTTTTGCGAACCGTCTATAACACCGCCATTTTCTAAAAAATTAGCAATCCTATTCATCTGATCTTGTGATGTTAAAGCCGCACCCTGTGTTGCAACAGTGCCTAAACCTAAGTATGAAGCAATTTTAGGGGCAGCGCCTGCAACTGCCAAACCACTTTTAACAGCCCATCCACCTGCTAAAAAAGAGGCAAGAGACCCACCTGCTTGACCAAATTTACTATAAGGACTTTCATTAAAATCAAATGTATCCGCTAAAGCCCTACTAGCGCCTTTAGAAAAATTCTGTGCAGCCTCTCCTATACCTGATTCACCGGGTGCAACATCAAATCCTAATTTTTCTCCAACACCTTCACCTATTGAGGCTATACCACCGGGTAAATCTGTAAAACCTCTTATAAAACTTCCAACAAAACTTTTAGGGACATCAATAAGACTCCCTTCTTCTTCCGCTGTTTCAGGCGCTTCTAATAAAACACCATCTTCTCTAGCAATATAATTTTGTATGAATTGGTCTTCTGCTGCAGTGGGCCTATTACCAGCTATTAATATAGGGTATGTTTTACCAGTTAAGTTACTTTTTACGTTAATTGTACCCATTTATGCGCCTTTAAGATGATATGGCTGTTGCAACAGGTAGATCTATACCATAATCCTCTTTTAGAAGATTCATTAAATATCTTTCTTGTGCCGCTAATTGATTCCTAGTTTTATCGTCAATTTCTGATTTAATGTAAGCCAAGTCACCGGGCTTACCATAAAGCTGCTCTCTAGTTTTATTAAGATTGCTCATGATATCACTCGCAGTTAACTTGCCTTTCTTTCTACCGGAAGCAATCTTTGCTCTGGCATTTATTAAATCAACAACACCTTCTTGATATCTTTTGTTAGCATCTCTATAGGCTTCTAAGCCCGTAGAAGCACCCTCACCCACTGCTTGACCTAAAGTCGGTGCATCTGATGCTAAAATACCAAAGCCTGCCTGTGCGATAGCTAAAGCTCTATCTAAGGCTCTTTCTTTCTGTAGTCCTTTTTGTAGGTTTAATATATCTTGTTCCACAGAATCAGACACCAAAGGTATTATATCAGGCTCTATTGTATAATTAGGCACATTGCCTGCCACTCCTGTGTTTTGTGTGGTAACATCTTTTGATATATTCTCAACATCAGCATTTTCACCTATCTTTGCTTTATCTTTTTCTTCCATCTGTTTAATTATATCATCTGAAGATTTACCAGACCCTGCAAAACCACTAGATGCTTTTATAACACCTCCATCTGCCATAGACTGTGGTTCTGCTATACCAAAAGCTCTGCTTGCATATTGACCAAATCCTAAGCCTCCAGTTCCAAGTCTTGTTGCCATTGTTCCTAAATTTTGCTGTGGAGGCACTCCGAATCTATTCATAGGCAATCTGTTCATAATTGCAGGCCTAGGTCTTGGTCCGCCTTTACCACCTATACCAGCTATACCGCCACCAAAAGGTGGTCTAGGCATAGGAAAAGGTCTTGTCGGCATTGTAGTAGCTACTGATGGTAAAGGAGAAGTTGATGGTGTTTGAGCAACAGATTTATTTTGTTGGTCTTGTAATAATTTACTAGTTTGAGCTTGGCTTTGTGTTAGCTGTTGCAATGCCTCAGCATTTTGATTTACGTTTTCTGCAATGCCTTCTATAAGACCGCCCTCTGCATAAGAATCAACTTCTCCACCGATATTCATAGTTTTAGGCATCATAGAACCTATGCCACCTGAATCTACACTTGCAGGTGCCATAGCCTCTGACATACCCATCATACCAGCCTGAGGAACACCCGCAGAAGCTACAGCTTCTTCTGCCACTGTGGGCATACTTTTAGCTTGTCTAGCCTCGAACTCGCCTTTTACTCTTTTGCGTCTATTTAATTCTGACAATACAAGAAACTGAGGAGCAGAACCACTAGGCTGTTGCATCTCTTTTATTAACTGATCTTCTGAAAAGTTTTTTAAGTCATCTTGTATTTGTAGAACATTCATCATCAGCCTGTTAATCCTCTATATAATCCCAAACCAGCTATACCTGTGCCTAATAAATCTTGAATAGGATTGTATTGTTGAAATTTAGTAGTTTCTGTAGATGGCTGCACAGGAACACCACGCAAGATAGATGATAAAAATGTTAAATCTTCTCTTGGCATATCTCTTTGTCTAACAAAATCTTCATATGCCAAGTCTAATCCAGCCTGTTCTCTTGCCTGCCTATCTTTAGCAATCTTTTCTAATAACTGTGCAGATTCAATATCACCTGCTCTAGCCTTTTCACCTAATGCTGCAAGTTGAGCTGATTGACCAGATAAACTCTCTGCCGCAGACAGTCCTTGTCTTTCTGCCGCTAATCTTGCCTCTCTATCTCTTTGAAATTGTTGCTGTGCTTGCTCAAATGCTTTTTGTTGACCAACTGCTTGTATTTCACCTAACTGTCTTTGCAATCCCTCTCCTGCAAGCGCTTGTGCTACAGCTTGTCTTGAGCCACCAAATGCACCAGCTTGAACAGCATCAGCATCTCTACCTGCCTGTTGCCTGTTAAAATCTAATATAGCCTGTTGTTTTTGAACATCTAAAACATTTTGTATATATGGTGACATATATTGTTGAGCCTGCTCAGATCCAAAGTCTTGAGATTGAAATCCTATTCCTTCTAATGCTCTTCCCATACCAGCCATAGTTCCAGATGTAGCTTGACCTAAACCGGGAATACCGCCCTCTGCAACTTGTCTAGCTATTTCCCTTGATCTTTGTGTATCTAAATTTTCATCTGCTAATCTTTGACCTTCATACGGAGTATACTCTCTTTTAGACTCAGCTTCTGCTCTTTTAATCATGTCTATAGCATATGGCTCAAAATATTTTGGTAATGAGCTTTGTACTATATTTTGTTCTGTAGGCTGTTGAGGCCTTGATCCACCACCTTTACCCATTTTTAATCTCCATTCTGTATGCTATATATTCAGGATTCCAATTATATTTTTTTAAAATCTTAGACCACGCTTTTCTTCCATAACCTTCTAAATGAGTGCAGCCGCAATCTTTTGCAAAACTTGTCAATCTTTCCATAGCTATAGGTAACCACTCCATCATTCGCCTGCCACCTATCCAATCCATAGCCATAGCTTTTTTACTTGGATATTCTATTATTCTAGTAGTTATTGCTGCTATCACCTTTTCATCTTTCTTATTATCAATAATTAACCAAAGATTATAATATCCTTCATTTAAATGATGGTAAATGTCATCTATATGATATTTACCTCCACTTGTTTTTATGGCTTTGTTAAGCATATTACTAACATCGCTCCAAACAATATCTATTGCCTCACGAGGCACTGCTGTGCATATCATGCAGGCAACATCATCTCATCAGGTATAGCAGGCGGTTGTGTCTTACCGCCTGTTCTTAGTTCTCTAACTCTATCCATCATATCTTCTAATTTATTAGCACCTGCATCTGAGGAGCCGTTTCCGAGGCCACTAACAACGTCAGCAGGCACAACAAACTCGCCATCAGAAAGTAATACATCTTGATCTCCTTCCATTGAGGCAGGTATCATATCAGCCATGCCATCACCTGCACCGCTAACCATACCATCGCCCTCGCTAGGAATAGCTGGTATTTCACCAGATTCAACTCTGTTAATTAAATCTTGTAACGCTTCTTGACCAAACTGAGCTACAAATTGTGCTAATATTACACTTTGTCTGTCAGTATCTATTATTTCACCCTGTAATACGTCAATAGTGCTACTAATTAATTCTTTATCGTTCATTCCTTGGTCTGTCATGCCACCAATACCTGCATCCATAGCCATATCCATAGCATCAACTTCGCCACCCTCTGCAAAGTTTCTTGGTATTCTGTAGTTAAATTCTCCTTCTTTACCTGCGTCATATCCAAACTCTGGAAATATAGATGTATTTTTAATAGGCATGCCTCTTGGCATTTCTTTTTCTTCTTCTTTTTCTGGTCTAAACTTAGGCATTGGAGCCATTGCTGCACCTAACCCAGCTCCCAGAGCCTCTGGTCTTGTTAATGCTTCTGTAAATGGAACACTTGTTAAGCCTGTACCTGCTCCCGGGCCTGCAGCAGCCATTTTTGAAGCTATATCTGGGTTTAAAGCAGGTGTAACACCGGGTGCTGATGTTAAGGAACCAACTGTAGGATCAGAGCCAAATGCTGATGAACCACCACCTAATTTACCACCTAAAAATCCACCAAGACCACCTAAAGCAGCAGCCTGTAGAGCGTCTTGTTGATTGCCACCTTCTAGTAATTTCCCTATTCCACCACCTATAGCGCTTGCTATCATAGGGCTAGATATACCAATAGGCCCTAATATTGCAGGTGCTGCTAAACTAAGTATTGCTGATAACATATTACGCTCCTAATGCTTTCATTCTATTTATTAAACGCTCTGCCCTGTTTGGAACTTGTGTTCTCCATTTTGAGTCATACATCTGATTTGCGCTCTCAGTAAAGTCCATAATTGATATACTTGCTCTAAGTTTACTAAATTTACTTAGTCTTGTGTACCCCAAATTGTACATCATGTTACATAAAATTAATTGCGCCTCTTCTGGCAAATCATCAAAATTACCAAATAAATTTTTACAATCTGTTATAGTTCCTTGTATATCACTATCAAAACAGCTATTTACACGCTCTTCGCTAACAGGTGTCCCTACAGGTTGCCCATACTCTGGATCAGAATCAAGCACCAAATGGCCAATCCCAAAAGTAGGCAAGTTAAGGTGATCCAAGTAAATTGCATGTACTTTCCCCTCATCGGCTTCTAATTCTTCTCTTAATTTATTAATATCCAAAATTATCTCCCTTGACTCTTTTTAACACACTGTACATGTTTATAATAAAAATAATTACCTATCTTATTGAAAAAAATAGATATCTTTAAATAAGTCCACTTCATTTTTTATGTGCCTTTCGTATACTTTCTTTGCCTTTTTTAAATATACTA